AATCTTTCTTCATTTCTTTTTAATATCTTTTTTATGTACTAATGGTTTACTATTTTTGCCGTGTGTTTTACCAGTATGTAATTTACCATTTGTCATTTTGTGAGTAGCACCTTTCCACTCTTTACCATCTTTTGTATAATGTTTTACGCCCTTCATGATTTCTTTTTAGGAAAACCTTTTTTCATATTAGAGTAAGACTTAGGTGTAATAGTAGATTTAGATTTTGGTCTAGATATACCTTTAGCTTTTCTTTTATTTATATTAGCGTAGAGTCCAGGTCTGTTCATTTCTTTTTCTTCTTTATTGTTTTTTTCTTTGGTTTAACACCACCTTCTGCTTCCCACCGCTTAGCAATTTTAGGATGGTTAGCATGAAGATAGCGTCTTTGTTTTTCCGTTTTAAAGGGCATTAACTTAGTATGCGCCTTTAGCTTTTTTTCTTTTCATTTTGTCCATAGTAGTTACAGCTGAGTAAGCTCCTCTGCCAGCACTTTTAGACATGCCTTTAGATTCATTTCTTCTTGAAGACATTGATTGTGATTTAGTAGATTCTGCTCCACGTCTGCTACCTAATGATTCATCAAGTTTAGAGTTGTAGCCTGCTTTTTTAGCAGAGCCAGCAATCTTTTTTCTTTTAGCTGTTACTGTTTTCTTTCTTGGTGCTGCATCCATTGGTTTATTCCTTTGTAACGCAGGTCTTTTTTTACCTGTATATGGCATAATATATTCCTTATATTCTAGTTATTTTAACCGCCGCGTCCATTGTCTTAGCAGCATCCTTTGCCATGTTACTGGCAAATTTCATCTCAGCTTCTTTTAATCGAAGCGCACGATCCTCATCCTCGTTTTCATCCGTTGTCATAAGTTTCGCTTCTTCAAGATCCATCTTATCTTGATGTATCTTAAGCCTGTTCATCTCACCCTGCGCACGCAGTGCAAGATCTTTTCTTTGTAGTTCCATTCTTTCTTCTTCAGTACTAGGATTGTCACCAGCCATGATCTTAGCTTTCTCTTCATCAAACTGTAATACTTTGTCTGAAGCATTAGCTGCCATCATTGCAATTTGATTTTGCATTTCCATTGGTAGTGGTTGTCCTTGTTGCTGAGCCATCATCAATGCTTGTTGAGCTTGAGGATCTTGTATCATCTGCATCATTTCTTGTTGGTACTTCATAGCCAAATGTTCAGTTATGTGCCCCATTAATATTTGTTGCAGTTGTGGATTTTCTTTGTAAGACGGATTACGTAGTATAGTTCCATGAGTTACAATATGGGCATCGTGGTTCTGTTCCATCTGTGCTTGTAAAGGCGTACCTTTCATAGCAGCCATATTCTCTGTAATAGGATTAGCTGACATAGGTTCTTGTGTTTGTGCTAGATATCTTTGTGGTTCTTCTACACCCATAGCCGCAAACAATTCCATACTAATTTGTTGCATGTTATATGCAGCTGGGTTCTGTTGAGCTATAGACATAATAGCATTTATCTTAGCAATCCTATGTGCCTCAGTAGGCATGTTAGGATCTGATACAGGAATAACATCAATTGATTTTAAATTAAAGTCTTCCTTGAAAACTTGCTGTGCACCGCCCGCGACTTCATAAGGATACATATCTGGAAGATATTCGCTATCTATTCTAGCGAGAATCCGCAGGTCTTTGGATTGCGCAGCATGTAAGCGTTTGTGCACAGCATTGAATAGCTTTGAAGATTGCTCTAGCAAAGCCATTGTAGTGCCGACGGGACCGTAGTTAGAACTATTTTCTACTACAGTATCTGTTGCATCGGCAAACTCTTTTGCAAGATTAGTAACATATTGCATTAAATTAAATAAAGTCCCTGAAGGTTCTTTAAATGGTAATGGTTGTAATGACTTCTGCAAATCTCCTGCTGGACTATTTACTTCTCTCCACTCACCTGGAGCAATAGGCTCATCAGGGGCAAGTACACGAAGACCGTGTGCCTTGAAACCCCCTGGTAAGTTTGCAAAGGTTCCCGCATCAATAAGTTGACGCATGGAAGAAGTAGCAGTCTTAGTAAGACCACCTATCAAATGTAAATATCCGTAACCATAAAATCCTAAACCTGGAATCATTGTGTATTGTGTGAAGTACATTTTCTTTTTGAACAACACATCACCTTCATCCCAGTTTCTAGTTATACATAAAACTTGTTCGTCTGTTGTCATGTGAATAATGTATGGAAGTTGTAACCCATCTTCATTCTCAAAACCTGGCATATCTATATTAGCATGGATTTCTAAAATTTCTACTTCATCTTCGAATTGTCCTGGTCTACTTCTACCAACAATTTCATTTGCTGTTTCCGTAGCGGCATCTTCATCAATGTTAGTTTCCATAACTTCTACGTCACGGAACATTCCTGCTATTTGTAATTTTCTTATTTGGTTTTTTGATAACACATACTTATGTGTAAATCGTTCTGCTGTTTCTAAATCAGATGCAAAGTAATCTACATAGAAATCACTAGCTTTAATATATTCTGTACGTGCTCTTTGTAGTGATGGATCCCACCACGTTTTTTTAAATGCCGTACCATACAATGATACATAAAATAATAGACGATCTAACTCTGGACCGTACTCTGGCATTTGTATTTGTGTTTGCCAATTCATAAAATGACGAACACGGTTTGCTTGTTCTTGTTTTTCTATATTGTCTGCTCCAATAATACGCGTACGTACTGGGCCTTCCGTAGGAAATAATTCTTTATATGTTTTTGCTTGAAATTTTACAACTGCCTGTGCTAATACAGGGTGGGTTGCACTACATGCGCCCGGGAAAGGTTCGCCTGCTGCATTTTCTGTAAACCCTAATAGAGTTACACCTTCTTCTGCAATGTTATCGTACTCACCACGTGAGTCTTTGTCCCTTGTGTAACCTTCTAGTAGTTCACCAGAAACTAATTGTAAGTCTTCTTCTGATAATATCTCTGCTAAGTTAGCATTGAACTCTTCGCCAAGCATTTCCTCGTCTTCGAGTAAACCCATTGCTTCAGCTGCTTCCATTTCTGCAGTATCTGTAATTTCAACTTCTATTTCGTCGTCACTAATTTGTGTAACATCTTCGCCGTCAGGCATTGGTACACCTGTTAACACTTCTTCTAAATCTATTTGCTTTTCAATTGCCATATCGTACCCTTATTAATAGTATAATCCTTTGTTCTTACCGTATGCTGCTTCTTTCCTATTATATACTCTTTGCTCAGCCTTGTCAACCCATGTATTGCCACTATGCTCTATGTATCCACCGTTACGCATCCACAATAAAGCTTGTGATACTGTATCTACGTAGTCATCATGGTTACCTGTAGGAAAAACTCTAGTCTCTTCCATAACATCGAAAGCCCATTGCCTATCATGGGGTGCAAATATTCTACTATTGTGGAATAGTGCAGTAATTGCGTACACTCTTGCAACTTTATCACGATCTGGGTTAAATTCAAAGATAGGAAGACCTGTACTTCGTAGATCTTGTATCAAAGACTGCCCTGATGCCTTCTTCTCTATGAGTATGGAGTCAGGTTGATGCTCATCATACTTGTCAATCACCTTTTGACGCAGTGTTGGGTAGTCCCATCTGCCCCTTTCAGCTCCTAACAGGCATAAATTAGCAGGACCTAGCTCACCACCGAACACACCCCACGTAGTTATAGCAGAATAGTCGGCTGTTGTCCTAGTTGAGAACGCAGTATCCCATGATTGTATAATATAATCACACTCAGGTGCTTCTTCTTTAGTCCAATCTTGCCACCACTCAGACTTAATTATGTTTCCTTGCTCAGATGAAGGTGCTTGCCCGTACAATGCATCAAATTTAAAACCTGGTGTATTGTTTTTAGTACGAATGATGTCATCTGTTGTCCAACAGAAGCCATTTTCTTTATCAGGTGCAGGCCAAAAAGACTCACCTAGTTTTAATTTAGTAAAATCTTGGGACAAATATCCTTGATCTATTAACTTTTGGCGTGCTGGTTTTAAAGTTTCTAAAGATTCTGTAGTATTTAGGGCAGGTATACGAACTACTTCCCACTTGTCCGCCA